ATTACGCTACTACAACCTTTAATGCACCTTTTGAACTTGAGTTAAGAGTAGCCTCAGAGGGTGGAGTTTTGGAATCGTCTTTTTGTATGTCTTTAACCATTTTAAACCTTTCTCAAATATGAGCCTATTAGATACTGCCTCTTTAATTGTAACACCAAACGGATATAAGGAAGGCAAACTTTATTCCATTATTCCGTCGGACGGAAGTGGCGATATGTCAGTAACACGAGCGACCACCGCAACACGAGTAAACTCTGCTGGCTTGGTAGAGTTAGTGCCTTATAACCTCTTTAGTTATTCGGAGAAATTCGACAACGCAGCTTGGAATAAGATTAACATATCGAATGTAACAACTGGAATAACAGACCCAAATGGTGGGACTACTGGAGTGCGAATGACTTCTTTTGCTGGGTTTAATGGAATAGTTACGCAAGATATTGCTACTAACATAGGCAGTACTTATGTTGTTACAATTTGGATTAAAGGCGCAACCTCAGGTGTTATCAACCTTAATCACGGCGGAGCTGTTTTGTCGCCACAAAATAACATAAGCTACACCACACAATGGCAAGAGTTTCAATATTCATTTGTCGCAGATTCAAACACTACAGCTATTCTGTTAGGTGCGTTTTTTACTTGGTCAAGTGGTCAGGCTATTGACTTTACATTTGCGCAAGCAGTCGAGGGCTCAACCGCTAAAGACTACCAAAAAACGGAAACAAGACTTAACATACCAAGACTTGACTACTCAAACGGAACTTGTCCAAGTTTACTTGTAGAACCGCAAAGGACAAACCTTGTTAAATATAGTTCGTCTTTTGATAACGCTGAGTGGGATAAAGGTGGAGTTACGATTGTGGCTAATAATGTGACAAGCCCAGATGGAACTCAAAACGCTGATAAAGTAACTGAAGATTCCTCAAATGGAAACCATCTATTTTACAATATAACACCACCATCAACTACAACTGCAACCGCAAGTGTATTTTACAAAAAAGGTACTCGTCAATTCTTTTCAATTAAAATTCAAATAGGTGGAAATAGCTACACTCAAGTTTTTGATGCAGACAATTTAACCGCTACTTCAAATAGTTCAAATGGTCTTACAAGCGTAAGTAATACAATAACTGATTTTGGTAATGGTTGGGTGCGAGCTACATTGAGTGGTACAAACCCTGCTGGTGCTGGTGACACTTATGTAATTTACAGCTTAAGTAATTCTGCAACACCAACTTTTGATAGTGGAAATAAAAATCCTACTTATCAAGGTAGCACTTCTGAATATGGTTATTTTTGGGGCGCACAGATTGAAGTCGGAAGTTATAGTACAAGTTACATACCTACAACCTCAGAAAGTGTAACACGAAACGCTGATGTTATTTCAAAGACTGGTATAAGTTCGCTTATAGGGCAAACAGAGGGGACTTTGTTTGTTGATGAGATATATGATAGCAACGCAAAAAACAATGGCGGTTTAGATGACACGCTAATAAGTTTAACTGACGGAACATCAAATAATTTAATCAGTATTTTCCATTACGGTGGTGGTGTTGGGACTATTTTGTTATTTATTAGATTAAGCAATACAACGCAAGTAGCAATATCAACAAGTGCTTCAACAAGCGGGGCATATAAGATAGCTTTAGCCTATAAAAATAATGATGTAGTGGGTTACGTTAATGGGGTTCAAATTGGCACAGACACGAGTGCAACAATTCCAGCGACTTCGGCAGTAGTTTTTTATGACCCTGTTACAACTAATTCAGCCACTAAAACAATAAACATTAAAGCCGCAGCCCTTTGGAAAACTCGCCTTACTAACGCTCAATTAGCAACCTTAACAACTTTGTAATGAACATATTTAAATTGACTTATTCAGACAAGGCCGAAGCAGTTGCCGACCTTTACGCCAAAGGAATACTAATCGAGGTCGAAGGAATAGACGGAGAAAAACACGAAGCATACAGCGAAGGTGTTCAAGCAGTTGTAGAAATAGGACTTATTATGTTAACCCCTCCCGTAATGGAAGGAATGGAAGTAGTTACCGAACCTATCTACGCTGACGGATATCACTACGATGTAATGTCGGACAACACCTATGACTTCGGGTCAAACCTTGTCGAACCAAAGAACCCGAAGCACGCTTTCGCTGGGCATAGTGTTAAAGAAGAGTTTCCATACGAACCGCAATTATTGACTGAGGAATGACCGAGTTTGTTACGATCATTAAAAAGTACGGAGTAACTGGAGTGCTTGCCTTATGGCTTTGGCATACTGACAACCGCTTAAATAAGGTTGAAACTGCTTTGTATGACTGCTATAAAGAACAGACGTTCAGACAAGCTACAAATACACGAATTAACATTCCAGAACGCTTATTTGCAATCTTACCTAATGATAAAAAAACTAATCGCAGAAACACTCAAGCCTAATGGCAAGTGGTCTATTAAACGCTTAAGTGCCTTTACGTCTTTTTGGCTATCGGTTGCTTATGCTTTAATTCCGCTTTTTAGACCGTTTGAAGTACACGAGTTTGTTTTTGTAGGCCTGCTTACTTATTCAGCTACTGCGATTGGATTAACAGTATGGAACAAAACTATTAAGGAATGAAAAGGATCTTTATTTTGTCGCTAATATCTACTATTCTTGCGACAGGTTGCTCAATGAACTACCATCTAAATAAAGCGATCAAGAAAGGTTACAAGCCACCGGTATACGATACAATCAGAATCAATACAGTTGATTCATTTCCGGTTATTGTTCGTGATTCGATAGTATGGGAAAAGTTCATTACTCAGAAAGATACAGTTATTCAGATCCAGAAGCAATACGTTCCAAAAACACGTATAATCCAAAGATTCGATTTAAAGCGTTTTAACGATAGTTTAGAACATATCCGAACTATCTACTCAGATTCGCTTAAATATGCTCTTAAAACAAAGAAAACAACGCTTAAAACTGATTTAAAGCAAGTAAAGAGTGAAAACAAAAATACTTTTGCTGATGCTATGCGCTGGATCTTCTTTAGTTTATTACTTATTGCTTTGTTTTTTGTAGTTCGTGCAGTTAGACGTTATTTATTAATCAATGGTTAGACAATATACAGACAAGCAATTGCTTGCAAGAGTTAAGGAGCTGGATAGTTTTAAGAACATTCCTGCGGGTTATTGGTTATTAGGCGTAAGATCTTTGGATGATATTCCGAACACTTTTGATGATAAGATCTATTTATTCAAAGGAGAAGAGTTTGTATTGGTTACTTCAGCCACAACTAATCCCGGCACCAATACGCTGAAACAATTTGAAAAGGTAAATAAAGACGGAGCAGCAGTATTAAAAGCTGATCAGTGGTATTATAACGTTTGGAAGTATGGTAAGCATAACGGAAAGGTTGAAGCCTTGTTGCAACTCGGAAACAAAGTGCAAGTTTATAGAGATACAGACCGAGATTCGCAGTCAGAAGAACAAGGAGCTTTACAGTCGGGTTATTTTGGGATTAATTTTCACCCTAACACCTATGATCTGAGTAAAGGATCCGGAACAAATATAGGCTGGTGGAGTGCCGGTTGCCAAGTAGTTAACAATATTCCTAACTACAAAATGATGATCAAATTGCTTAAAAACGAAAAATTTGTAACGTATTGTTTGGTTGATGAATTTTAAATGCTACATTTGTAGAGCATAATTGTTTTTAGTGTTATTAGAAGAAGGGTTGCCAGTTGAAAGCGGTAACCCTTTTTTATTTTCTGAAACTTTTTTAAAAAAAATCCGTTAAAATAGTTTGTATATTAAAAATTAATATTAGTTTTGTCTAAACATTTAAAACAATACTATGAAAGCAAACGAAATTATCCAGTTCATCCAAGCCAGAGAACGTCAACTCTGGGAGGAGTATTTAGAAGCACGTGATGCAAACGGAAACTTGCACGCAGTTACTAAAAGACATTACGCTATTTGGCAAGAAGTAAACGAATTAATTAACCATATAACACAGAAATAATGAACACAGTAAAAACAATTATCGCAGAATGGAAAGAGTTGCCAGATTATGACAAAGACTTTTTCCGACATATTTTAATTTTCTTTATTCCAATTGCTTCAATCTTTGTTTGGTTGGTTAGTACAAATACGCCGCCTGTATTAGATGCTAAAGTACCGGATCCGCAAACAGAAATGAAACCTAATTACGAACTTAAGGTATCTTGGGCAAAATATGCTGAAGGATGCTATAATCGTAAATACAATGACTAAAGAACAATACTATAATAATCAAACTCAGAATATCCTGCACAAAACAAAACGCTTGCAAATCATTGTTGAGTACACTAACGAACCTTGCTTTGATGCTATGGTTAAAGAATTACGAAAGCATATTCTTTCCGGAACTCAAGAAATTGATCATACGTATAAATATGCCGGCAAGATGTTTTTAATGTATGGTAGACAAGATTACAAGCTATCACGTGAAGTTGATATGGCTGATATAGATGGAAGAACTTACCAAATCGTAAAATCAAGAATATGACACCAAAAGAAAAAGCAATTGAATTATTAGATCAATTTATGGAGCATACCGTTGAGTGGGACAACGTAACAGAATATGCTTTTGATAGTGAATACCACGCCAAGCAATGTGCTTTAATTGCAGTTGATGAAATAATTAATGAAAGGTATTTTTATATTGATCACTATAACCAAGCAAATTTAAAATATCATTTAGAATTAGAATTGTCTAAAAGATTAGAAGCAACAAGAATTTATTGGCAAGAAGTTAAACAAGAAATAAATAAACTATAAAATGGAAAAAGAAGAATACACCGAAGCAGTAAAGCGTAATTTAGAAAAGCTTATTGTACTAACTGCAATCCTCCCAGTGCTTGGAGATTACATTGAAGATCTTAACGATGCTAATATCTTTAAAAAGAACGTCAAACGCCGAGCTAATATGTTTTTGGATGAGATCAGAAAAACGGATAGGCTAATAATTGACAGTGCTGATGCAGATGCTCAGAACCAACAGATTGATATTCAACGTGCATTCAGACAATGGGTAAAAGAAAACTTTACTTTTGATCAGCTATTAAAATAAAATAGTTATATTTGTTCTTGAGTTGGCTGGACACCATAAACTCAAACGGTATTATTGACCCTTGTATTGATTCGCAAGTCCAGCCGCGATGATATACAGGGGTTTTTTTATTACTAAAATTTTTAATATGAATGATATTCATTTTAATTGTCAGTATAACGACAAAGACAAGATGATTGTATCTAAAGGAGATCACATTTGTTTTGAAGTTTACGAAGGAGAAGGATCATCAAAAACAATTTGTTTAGATGAAAGACAAGCTTATACGTTACTTAAAGCATTAGAAAACTTTATTGAAAAAAGCTATGAGTAAGGAACTGCCATTTTTTAAGTTTAATGCTACCGAATGGATTACCGGTAATATTAGCTATGAATCTTTTGAATTACAAGGAGCGTTTATACGAGTTTGCGCTGAGTATTGGAACAGATCTAATAACTTAAATATTGAAGAGGCTAAGTTGCGTTTACGTAATTCAGAAATAGTGGATACATTGATTGAAAAACAATATTTAAAAACTAAAAAAAATAAAATTGTAATTTCTTTTTTGGATGTTGAAAGAATTGAGATTGAAGCTAAACGATTGAAACTCAGTGAATCTGGGCGTAAGGGTGGCTTAAGCAAGGCTAAAGCATCGCTAAAGCAAGGCTCTAGCATTAAAGAAGAAGATAAAGATAAAGAATATAATATAGCTGATCGCAAACAAAAGTTTGCTTCTGAACTAAGTTCTTTTGTAGATACATACGGTAAGGTTATGGTACGTGAATTTTACGATTACTGGACTGAACACGGAGAACGAGATAAAAAAATGAGGTTTGAAAAGGAAAAGAGTTTTAATTTAGAACTCCGTTTAGAACGTTGGAAGAAAAACCAACAGGATAGAAACAAGCCTAAATTTAATCAACCTACTTTAATCATTGACTGATGTATAAAAGACTTACAGACCTAAATAAAGAAATGTTTGCTTTACGTCAACAGGTAGATGTTAAAGGCAAATCAATTGGCTGGAGCTGGGATATGTTACCTTATACAATCAAAGAAGGATGTACCACGTATATTGGAGCAGCACCCGCATCTGGAAAAACAGAACTTTGGTTTGAGTTCCTTATAAACCTTTCTTGTTTACACGGTTGGAATCACGTTGTATTTTCTCCGGAAACTGGATCAAGTGCAGAAATATTTTCTGAGTTATGTTATAAGTACATAGGTCAGCCATACGTTCAAGGTCAAAACTCAATGACACACGGAGAGCAGGTACGTGCTGAAATGTTTGTAAATGAGCATTTCATTGTAATTGATCCTATTGATGAGGATTTAACTATAACTAAATTTTACGATTTAGTAGATGAAATTGAACGTAAAGAAGGTATTAAAATACATACAACAACAATTGATCCGTGGAATGAACTTACCGAGGAATTTATACAAGCTGATTTAGGCAGAGAAGATAAGTATTTGAGTAGAATTTTAGGAATGGTCCGTAAAAATGCAAGAAAGACTGGCAGGCATAATTGCGTAATTAATCACGTTAGGGATCAGCCAATGGTAAGCGCTAAAACAATAGCAGGAACTGACATAAGTTACTTTCCGATGCCAAGTGCAAGAGATTTTGCAGGAGGTCAAGTATGGTTTAGAAAAGGTCTGAGCGTATTAATTCCGTGGAGGCCACCTTATGGATTATTAGATGCAGATGGTACCGGTGCTGAAAAAAATGAAGTACATTTGAAAGTTGCTAAGAGTAAACCAAAAGGAGTATCAAAAAACGGAGTTTACAAATTGTATTTAGATTTAGATAAATACCAGTATTATATGCTTGACTTTAAAGGCAATCGTGTTTACGCTGATCGCAATCCATACAAACCAGAAACTCAAAGTAAATTACCTATAAACAAAAACTTTTAAAATGGATTTATCACTAAAAATATTATGGGCTAAAAACACTATTTGGGTAGTTCGAGAACGAATCAAGAACGTAAGAGAAAAGCTGGAGATTGACAAACCGGATGCCAAAGATTATATTAACGGAAGTAAGGAATCTGAAGAGCAGTTACTAAAAACCGAGTTAATTATAATCGAAATGGAAAACGAAATCAAAGGGCTGAACCGAGAACTCAATCAACTTGCCAGACGTAACGCTCAGCTTAGAGTAGCTTATCAAGAATTAAAAGACGAACTAAAATTCAAAGATATAGATGCAGAATTATGACAAAATACAATGCTTCACCTGTTTTAAGTTCAGAGAAACAAAACACTTTGACGATAACCACCGAGAATACCAAAGACCATCGCAAAAAGGAAAGCTATTTAGTTGCCGCAGATGCACACGAGCAAGAGTGCTGCGTGAATTACGAGCCGTTAGATACGACTTTACAGAACGAAAGTTTGTAGTACACCACTTCAAGAATAAAAACCAAGCTTTAAAATATATACAAAATGAAAAGATTAAAAGTATTAGTAGCCTGTGAAGAAAGCCAGGCAGTAACAAAAGCATTTAGAAAATTAGGGCACGAAGCCTTTAGTTGTGACTTATTACCTTGTAGCGGTGGCCACCCTGAATGGCACTACCAGGAAGACGTTTTTAAAGTAATTGATCAAGGTTGGGACTTAATGATAGCGCACCCGCCTTGCACTTACCTGGCAGTTAGTGGCGCTCGTTGGCTATATAATAAAGACGGAAGTAAAAACCAAGAACGATATAATAACCAACAAGAAGCTATTGAGTTTGTTGGTCGACTTATGAATGCGCCTATAAAATATAAAGCTATTGAAAACCCTATAAGTGTAATAAGTACAGAAATACGAAAGCCTAATCAAATAATTCAGCCGTGGCAATTTGGCGACGAAGCACAAAAAAGTACGTGTCTTTGGTTGTTTAAACTCCCAAACTTAGAACCTACAAACATAGTAGGAAAGGGTGAATTTATTGAGTTTATTGGTAACAATGGTAAGTTAAAAAAACAACCGAAGTGGTATTTTGAAGCTTTAAAACAAGCTAAAACACCTGAACAAAGACGAACGCTAAGAAGTAAAACATTTGACGGAATAGCAAACGCTATGGCTAAACAATGGAGCGAATACATATTAAACCAGGAAAATGCCACGTTGTAAAAATTGTAAAGACAAGTTCGAGCCTGTCCGTTTCAATGCCAAGTATTGCCTAAAAGACGAATGTATTAAAGCGTTTGTAGAAGAAGTCAAGGCTAAGGAATGGAAAAAGACTAAAAAGAAAATGCAGTCAAACTTAGAAACAACGCAAGACGTTTTAAAGGCTGCTCAGATAGTATTCAATAAGTATATCAGATTACGAGATAAAGGTAAGAACTGTATAAGCTGCGATAAACCAGCTAAAAAAGAAAATTGCGGGCACTATTTTAGTCAAGGAGGCCACTCAAACGTAAGGTTTGACGAAGATAATTGCCATTTACAATGTGAACACTGTAATACGTATTTATCTGGCAATCTTTTGAATTATCAAATTGGTATTGAAAAACGAATAGGAGCTGAAAGATTAATTGAATTACAAGGCAGAGCGCATTTGGAAAAACGTTGGGAAAAACAAGAACTCAGAGATCTAATTAAACATTACAAAGAAAAAATAAAGCAATTATGAATGAAGCTAAACTATTCGACTATTTAAAGCAAACTTATTTTCCGGATCTAATCAGAGCAGATGATCAATATAGCAGGTGGGATTGTTATAGCAATCAGTACAAAACACGAATAGAACTAAAATCAAGAAATACGCATTACTCCAGCTTAATGATCGAAATAGATAAGTACACGGAACTTATGGCTCATTACACAATATTCAACAACATACCACTATATATAAACTCAACACCAAAAGGAGTATTTGTTTTTGATTTACGTTGGATTGAACCACAATGGCAAACAGATAGCAGGATGCCAAAGACAACTGAATTTGAAAACACGGAACGTATTGAGAAAACTTACGGAATGCTGGATATCAGTTTGGCTAAAAAAATTTAAAAATATTTTTTGGAAACTATTTTATATTGAAAATTAATATTATATTTGTTCTATAATTCAAAACTAAAAACAATGCAAACACAAGAATTAATCCAACAATTAAGAAATTCAGATCTCGAAAGCTGGATATTAGTACAAAGAGCATATAAGGAATTTGCTCAAGATGAAGACATAATGGAATGCGGATTTAACAAGATGTCCGGTTATGTTTACATAGCATTAGAAAACGGTATTTCAATAGCTTCTTGCTTTGGCAATCCTGTTGAGTACATAGTATATCAACACGAACAAGACGAAGAAGAATTTTTTGAAACTTACAAAGAAGCTTATAAATCAATTTAATAACCCCTAAAAACAAAACAAAATGAAAAATCTATTTAAAAGTTTAGCTGCATTTCAGCAAGAAGTTCCGGTAATTCACAAAGGAACGCAAGGATTTGGTTACTCGTATGCTGATCTTCCAGCGATATTTGACAAAATCAATCCATTATTAAAAAAACACGGATTAGGCTTTACACAGTTGCTTAATTCAAAGGATGGTATTAATTACTTAGATACTATTATTTATCACGTAGAAAGCGGAGAAAGTCTTGAAAGCCGCACTGAGATACCGAGCGTAAGTTTAAAAGGTATGAATGATTACCAGTCATTTGGATCTGGCGTGACCTACTATCGCAGGTATGCATTGGCCAGTAGTCTTGCATTAGTAACGGATAAAGACACGGATGCTTCTGGAGAACAAGTAAAGAAAGAAAAGATATTACCAAGTATTGACGAAAAGAGATTTCAAGAAGCAGTAAAAGCAATCATAGCTGGATCTTATAAGCGTGAAAACTTAGAAAAGGCATTTGCATTAACACAAGGTCAAATTGATATCTTAAATGCAATTTGAATAATAACACGTAACAATTTAATTTAATATATATGTTTAACACAGCAACAGCACCAATGACGAACAATAGTAGTCAAGTGCAAACAGAAGTAAACAAAGTTTACAAAACAAACAATTTGTCAATTTTCAATCAAATTGATGGTAATAGAGTTCCAAGCCTACAACACGTAAAAAGGCTTGCAGATAGCATACGAGTTTATGGAATGAAATGCAATCCAATTTTAGTTAATGAAAAGATGGAAGTTATTGATGGACAACACAGATTACTTGCAGCTAAAGAAACAGAAAGTTTTGTTTACTATATTATTGTAAATGGATACAAACTGGATGATGTTCATACGCTAAACCTAAACCAAAAGAACTGGACTAAAAAAGATTTTATGGAAGGATACGCTAATATTGGAATCAAAGATTATATTATGATCAAAAAATTCAGTGAAAAAAATGATGATTTTGGATTAAATGATTGTATTGCTCTTTGTTCAAATAATTCAGTAAATAGCGGAACAACAAATAATGGTCAAAAGCCTTTTGAAAATGGAGTATGGGAATGTAAGGATATTCAAATTGCACAAGATTGGGCTAATAAAATAAGAATGATTAAACCTTATTATTCAGGATATAATAGATCAAGCTTTGTAGGCACAATGGCTACTTTATTTAAACACGAATTATTTGATTTCAATGAGTTTATGCATAAATTAAGAATCCAGCCAACTGCATTAGTTGACTGCGCTAATCGAGATCAGTACAAAACATTGATTGAAGATATCTATAATTACAAGAGTAGAAACAAAATAAGCTTACGTTACTAATGAAAGTTAGAGCCTCTGCTTTAGGTAAAATGATGGCCACTCCCCGATCAAAAGGGGAGCTGCTTTCTCAGACCGCTAAAAGCTACATTAAAGAAGTAGTGTTACAGGACAAGTACGGAATTTACAAAGAGTTTAATTCAAGATACACGGACAAGGGTAACCAAACAGAAGATGAAGCAATACAATTAGTTGCTGATGTTTTGGATCTTGGATTTGTATTTAAAAATGAAGAGAAGTTCCAGAATGATTTTGTTAAAGGCACTCCGGATGTAATTACAAATGATCTGATTATAGATACTAAGGTTAGTTGGTCCGCAAGTACGTTTCCGTTCTTTGAAGATGAGTTACCAAACACGGATTATTATTGGCAAATGCAGGCTTATATGTGGTTGACCGGTAAGCGTAGAGCTTTGGTTGTTTACTGCCTGATTAATACACCTTACTTAATCCTTGAGGATGAGATTCGCAGAGAACACTGGAAGCAGAATTTAATTGACGAAAGCGAAGAGTTAAGAGCTTACGTTGAGGCCCAGCATAACTTTGATCACATACCTAAACACGAAAGAATAAAACAATTTTATGTAGATTACAACGAGCAAGATATTGAACGAGCAAAAGAGAAAATAAAGATAGGATGCGAAATGTACAACAACCTTATGGGAAAAAACTAAATAGGTATTTTATCGCTGTTATAAGCATACACGAACCTCAATTTGAATTAATTAATGATCGCTTTGAAGATCTACTAAGAGAATTGAATGTAAAGTACATAATACAATATACCAGCGGAGAAGATATTTATCTGGAAGAAGTAACAGAAGATGAGTACAAAGATGCAATAGCACCACTAAATTAAACAATATGAAAGCAACATTTAAACAAGTAAACGATGCTCACGCATTACTTAAAGCTATTGCGTTAATGCATAGCTATCAAACTATCCAAAACATATTTGGAGAAGGATTAGATATTTTATATCGAGCCTTGCAAGAAGTAGAAGTATATAACGAAAACACGGAACAATGAAACAACAGATTGAAGATCCAATAGTAATGAAAGTTCTGGCCAAGTATGCAGAACGCTCCCAGAAAGGAATTGAAAAGTACGGTACTATGTTAACACGAACAGATTTAGACCTCACCGATTGGTTAAATCACTTGCAGGAAGAATTGATGGATGCCACACTGTATATAGAAAAACTGAAGCAAGAAGTTAAATCAAAACAAGATGTAATTGCTGAAGCAAAAAAAATAGAGAAGCAGCAGATAATTGAATTTGCTTGGACATATAGTGATTTGTCATTAGCAGATATTGAAAAAGAATTTAACGAAACATTTAAGCAAAAACAATGAAACTAAACAAAGACGATAGACGAGAAGAGATGGCTGCTTATGGCACTATGGTTATTCTCGCAGTAGGTTTAATGCTAATAATCTACGCAATATTTTGTAACCTTAATTAATATATACAATGGAAAACAAGTTAAACACCGGAGCAATCTTTAAAAACGACAAAAAGACGAGCGACAAGCACCCTGATTACAGGGGTAAAGTAAACGTAAACGGAAAAGAAATGGAAGTTGCCCTATGGGTAAAGCAAGGTAAAAACGGAAGTTTCTTCTCAGCATCATTCTCTGAGCCTTATGTAGCACCACAAAACACACCATTAGTAAATAATGATGATGATCTACCTTTTTAAGATATGAGCAGAAAACAGTTAGAAATTATTGGAAGCGGTACGGAGATTGTTCGTGCCGCTCTCATCCAGTATTTAGAAAAAAGCGGAATGACATTAACTGCATTTAGCGTAGAGGCTAAAATGTATCAGTCAAATTTATTTTTATTCCTAAGAGGCAAAAACCTTTCAGCACCAACATTACAAAAATTAGCAAATTATTTAAAAAATGTTGTATAATTAAAAATATTATTATATTTGTCCTATAACATTAAAACAAAAACAATGATTGCAATTAACTATTTAGAATGTACTTGCTGCGAGGGCAGAGGGTATATTGATGAAGAAACAACCGGAAACTATGAACCGTATGCTCAGAATCATATTCAGCTGCAATGCGATGATTGTAACGGAAAAGGAAAGATAGTAGATCTGGATAATATGTTGTTTAAATTAGAAGATACTTACGGACTTGAATATAACAACGAATTGGCTTTTATAGCTGATGCTGATCATTTACTTGCCGGTATGCAAAAACGAAAAGAAATGGTTTTGTTTTCAATTAATGCTTTACGACAAATGGGTTTAATGACTGAGCTTTACGCAAAATGGCATAACCGCATAGATACAATTAATAAAGGAATAGATAGAATAAAATTATACAAACAAATACTTTCGACTTATGAAACGAATATTTAAAAGGTTTAAGGCCAAAGTTCACGTAGATGATAATTACGGTTTTGGCTTACTAATTTCAACCAGCGGAATGGGATTAATGATTTTGAATGTTGTATTTGAATTAGATTGGAACTAAACAAAACAAATTGGATAACAGCAGTGGCCGCTCATCATAAAGAATGGGTGGCCATTGTACGTTTATTCGGTACTGATAACCCAGAAGATATTGTACAGGAGTGCTATATTAAGTTGATGAAGATTGGAGATCCTGAAAAATACTTTGAAAACGGAGAAATAAACCGAGCTTTGATGTGGGTAACGCTTCGCAATATGTTCTTTACAATCAACAAAAAAGAATCAATGCAGTTAATACCATATGAAACCGTGCAAAACGTTGTTAAAACGCAGCAAAACACGGAAAGATTAGAAGCATTAGAACGCATTGAACTAAAAATAAAAGCAGAAATGCAAAACTGGGATGAGTACGACAGACAATTATTTATCCTTTACAGAAATTCTGGATTCAGTATGCGTAAAATAGAAACTGAAGTCGGAATAGGTTTACGATCAATATGGCAAACAATCAACAACTGTAAAAAGAAACTAAGCGAAGCCATCGGAGAAGATTGGCAAGATTATATGAATCAAGATTATGAATTAATTTAAATGATATGGCAAGACCAAAGAAAGCAAAAGGATTAGGCGATACGGTTGAAAATGTATTAGAAGCAACCGGTATTGCAGCAGTAGTTAAATTTATCGCAGGAGATGATTGCGGATGCAACGAACGTAAGGAGAAACTAAACCAAAGATTTCCGTACTTTAATTGTTTAACTGAGCAGGAGTACAATTACCTTACCGAGTTAGATATCAATAATAAGTACAGTTTAACACCGACTGAACAAAAGCAGATCTTGGATATTTACCAAAGAGTATTTAACAAAAGAAAATCACCGACTACTTGCTCAAGTTGCTGGGTACAGATTATGAATGACCTTAAGGCAGTTTATGCCACTTACGAAGGATGAAACTAATCAAACACGGAAGAAACGTACACGAATTAAATTTTGATTCTAAAGACGTTAAAATAGCTTTCCTTAGTGATGTACACTGGGACAACCCTAAATGCGATCACGAGCTATTAAAACAGCATCTTGACTATTGTTTAAAGCACGATATCAAAGTATTTTTAAACGGAGATACGTTTTGTTTAATGCAGGGACGCGGAGATAATCGCCGCAACAAGTCAGATATCCGACCAGAACATAACAACGCACGTTATTTAGATTCGATTGTTGAAACTGCGGTTGAATGGTTTTTACCGTATGCTCACATTCTGACAGTAATTGGTTACGGAAACCACGAAACAGGAATTATTAAGTACCAAGAAACGGATATCTTAACTCGTTTCGTTGATCTACTTAATTACAGATCTGGAGCAAATGTACAGACAGGTGGTTACGGAGGTTGGTTGATCATTAAAAATCACGATGGCAGCACTCGTTTAAGCACTAAAGTAAAATATTACCACGGATCTGGAGGCGGTGGAGTAGTTACAAAAGGAGCTTTAAACTTAACAAGAGCTTTAGAAATGTACGAGGATTTTGATGTGTTTACTATGGGCCACATTCACGAGAACTCAGCACGTAATGATGTCAGAGAAAGTATTGTACACAACCCTAAAAACGGATACAAAAGCGAACAAAGACCTTTACATATGATGCTAACCGGTACTTATAAAGAAGAGTACGGAGATGGAGATCACGGATGGCACGTTGAAAGGGGAGCACCACCAAAGCCACTCGGCGGGCGTATCTTAACTATTAAGATGATCCGCAAACAAAAAGACGGAGTGCAAAGTTATTACAACAAAGTAGATTCCCACTTATTTAATATCTAATGCCAATACCAAAGTTATTACCAAGAGAACAGGCCGGAGAATTTGTACAACGATGCATAATGGATCCGGTAATGGTTAAAGAATTTCCAGATATTAACCAAAGAATAGCAGTTTGTAGAAACCAATTAACAGAAAATGCAAGTCAACAAAGTAAAAATAAGCGAGGTAAAAAATAACCCGAAAAACCCACGACTAATAAAAGACGATAAATTTCGTAAGTTAGTCAAATCAATACAGGAGTTTCCTCAGATGTTAGAGCTACGACCTATCGTTGTGGATGAAAACAATATTGTGTTAGGCGGGAATATGCGTTTAAAGGCCTGTAAAGAAGCTGGATTGAAAGAAGTGTATATTGTTAAAGCTGAGAACCTAACCGAGCAACAGAAAGACGAATTTATTGTAAAAGATAACGTAGGCTTCGGAGAGTGGGACTGGGATATGTTAGCTAACGAATGGGATACTGAAAAGTTAGACGAATGGGGTTTAGACCTGCCAGTTATTATGGAGGAACCAAGTTTAGACGAACTTATAGGAGAAGAAAAGAATAAACCTGCAACTATGAAAATTACGTTTAAAACTGTTGAACAATTACAGGAAGCAGAAAACGATATACAGGAATTAATTGATAGAAAATATAACGGAGCTTTTTATTCTATATCTGCAGGTGAAGTATGAAATTAGAAAAGGCATCAAAAAAAGCTGTACAATACGCTTGTTTAAAATTTCACTATGCCGCAGTAGTTCCTGCTCAATATATTGGATATTCAGTGTTTAATGATTTAGGAGAATGGTGCGGAGTTATATTATTTGGAGGAGGGGCTTCTGCAAATATGGGTAAGCCTTATGGTTTAAACTATGGTCAGTATTTAGAATTAACTAGGATGGCATTAAATGGGAAGCAAGAAAGTACAAGTAAGGCGATGTCTATTGCAATGAGATTAATTAAAAAAGACTGCCCTACGGTAAAGTTATTAATTTCATATTCAGATAAAGGTCAGAATCACTACGGTACAATTTATCAAGCAACCAATTGGTATTTTGTAGAAGAAAATGAAAGTAGTGGAAAAGATTATTTTTATAAAGGTAAATGGAGACACGATAGAACGTTAAATACTTACTCAAAAGAATTTTTATCAAAACTCGAAACAAGAAAAAGAAGCGGTAAAAGAAAATATTTATATCCACTTGATAAAACTTTGATATCTTTGTGTACTTCTTTAAGTAAACCATATCCAAAACAAGCGGTTGAAGTTCATAAGTTGAACAGTTCACAATCCAGTGAAAAGGTAGGCGGTGCGAATCCGACCCAACCGCTCTAATTAACGAGAATAAAACGAGATTATGGCAAGAGAAGACAATCTAAAAAAATTCAGTTCAGAATATCAACCGGCAAAAAACGGAAGACCAAAAGGCAGTAAGAACAGAAGTACAATAGCTCGTAAATGGTTAGAAGTTAATCAATCGCTTAAGAACCCATTGACAGGGGAAAGTGAAACAATGAGCCAAGAAGATTTAATGACTTTGGCTTTAATTAAAAAAGCACGTGAGGGAGATGTTTCTGCGTACAAAGCATTAATGGATTCAGGTTACGGACAACCTTTGCAACAAATTGAACAAACAATTTTAGAACAACCTTTATTCCCAGATGTAAATGAAGATTAAATCTACATCAAAAAGAAGTTTTAAAAAGATTCTAACTGCAATGATGAAACAAAGTGCATTTAAAATTAATAATAAAGAGTTTGGTTTTTATGCGGCTTCAAACTTTGATTGTGGAATTAAAACATATAAAGGATATCAAATTGATTTTATACCTGTTGGTTATTTAGGTTTAAAAAGTGGATATATTTACCTAACACTAAAAGTAAATGTTCAAACGGACTACTTCAATAAATAAGATTCTAGCGTTAAAAAAACGAATTAAGATCATTCAGGGAGGTACATCTGCAGGAAAGACATTCGGTATATTACCAATTCTGATAGATAAAGCAATCAGATCAGATAACTTAGAGATCTCAGTAGTTGCAGAATCAATACCACATTTGCGTCGCGGTGCATTAAAAGATTTCTTGAAAATTATGAAGTGGACGAATCGTTACATAGATTCACAGTTTAACAAATCACTTTTAAGATACGAATTTAGAAACGGATCAGTAATTGAATTTTTTAGTGCTGACGATTCATCTAAGTTAAGAGGAGCAAGACGTGACATCCTGTATATCAACGAGTGTAATAACGTAACGTTTGAAAGTTACAATGAGCTGTCTATCCGTACTAAAAAAGATATTTACCTTGACTTTAACCCTGCCAATGAGTTTTGGGTTCACAAGGAACTAAAAGACGAACCAGATGCAGATTTCATCATCCTTACCTACAAAGACAACGAAGCACTTGATCAGAGTATTGTCACACAAATAGAAAAGAACCGTGACAAAGCAGCTACGAGTTCATACTGGGCCAATTGGTGGCGAGTATATGGATTAGGAGAGGTTGGTATGCTTGAGGGGGTAATATTCGAGAACTGGAAAGAAATTGATAAATTGCCACAAGATGCACGTTTGGTTGGAATAGGACTTGACTTTGGATATACCAATGATCCAACTGCAATCATTGAGGTTTATAATTGGAACGGAAAGCGAATAGTAAACGAATTAATTTACCGGAATGGAATGCTTAACTCAGATATTGCCAAAGCACTACCGTCTGGCGTAGTTATTTATGCTGATAGTTCAGAACCGAAAAGTATTGATGAAATTAAACGCTACGGAAAGACGATTAAAGGAGTAACCAAAGGCAAAGATTCAATTAACTACGGTATTGATGTAATGCAACAACAGGAGTATTTAGTAACCAAACAAAGTACAAACCTAATCAAAGAACTTAGAGCTTACTGCTGGGATGTTGACAGGTCAGGCAATAGAGGCAGAAACCCAGCCGGTGGATTGGATCACGCCATTGATGCTTTGAGATATCACGAAATGGAAACGTTAGGCCTAAAGAAAAACTACGGTACTTATAATATTCGCTAATGGCTGAAGATTACACAAGAGCAATGTGCTATGTAGTCGAGGCTTACATACAACACCGTACAGGAAAACGGATACAAATAATCTTTAATAACCCTCAGAAGTTGCGAGTTCACTTAATAATGCTACGTGAAGCGTATAACTACGTGCAACAACAAACTAAAAAATAAGTTATATGAGTATGGATTTAAAAATAAATGTACCTACTGATCTAAGTGAAATAACGTTAAAGCGTTACCAAGCTTATATTGATATGCAGGAAAAATCCAATGATGAAGAATTTGTGGCCCAGAAGATGATTGAGATCTTTTGCGATATTCAGCTAAAGGATATTGTAAAAATCAAACTAACGTCTTTACAGGAGTTGGTTGCTCATTTCATTACTTTATTTGATGTAAAGCCTAAATTTAAGCCTACGTTTAAAATTAAGGATATGGAGTTTGGTTTTATTCCAGAACTTGAGGAAATTAGCTTTGCTGAGTACGTAGATTTAGAAAGCACTTTGAGCAGTTGGTCAACGTTTCACAGGGCGATGGCTAAACTTTACAGACCGATCACAAAAAAACACGGAGAAAAATATCAGATTGCTGAGTATAATCCAAGCCCAGAAATGGAAGAGCTTATGAAGTTTGCCCCGCTGGATGTTTGTATTGCAGCATCGCTTTTTTTTTGGAATTTAGGAAACGAATTATTGCCGGCTACCCTGAATTATTTGGAGAAGGAGATCAAGAAGAATCCGGAACTATTGAAGACTTTTCAGAAACAACTCAATTTGCCAAACGATGGGGATGGTATCAAAGCTTATATGCACTCGCTAAAGGAGATGTTACAAAGTTCGATGAGGTTGCCAAGCTCAGACTTACTAAATGCCTCACGTTTCTCACGTTTGAAAAGAAAAAAAACGAAATTGAACAAAGACAACTTGATAGATTAAGACGATGAATTACTTTACAACCATAGATACCTTAAGAGCGCACTTTGCTTCTGATCCAGTAGTTAACGAAATAACGCAAGGAGATATATTTTCTATTGACTTAAACAAGAAAACTATCTTTCCGTTGGTTCATATTATGATCAACAACTCAACTGCTGAGGAGTTCGTAATACGTTACAACATAACTATTATGGCAATGGATATAGTTGATCTAAGCAAAGCACAGGATACTGATTTGTTTTATGGTATGGATAACGAAACAGATGCACTAAACGCAATGCATTCGGTACTGATCAGAGCGTACAAGCTAATGAAAGCAGGTAGCTTATGGGATGCTAAGGTTGTAATTGAAGATACAGCCACTTTAGAGCCATTCTCAGAGCGTTTTGAGAACAATCTGGCAGGTTGGGCTATGACTTTTGATATTGTTGTTCCTAATGAAATGACTATCTGTTAATGAAAAAGACGGAAGTACAAAAGGCATTAGAAAGATTTAGAAACCACGTTGTTAGTGTTTCAAGAAGAAACTTAACTAACAATAATAAAAACGTATCTAAGAATTTATACAACTCAATTAAAGGAGATGTAAAGGCAATGCAGAACTCTTTTTCTTTGGAGTTTAGTATGGCTGATTACGGTGTTTATCAAGATCAAGGTGTCAAGGGTAAAACAAGCTCAGCAAAAGCACCTAATAGCCCTTATAAATTTGGATCCGGAAAAGGTAAGCAAGGTGGATTAACTGAAGGAATTAAGAAATGGGTAAAGCAAAAAAGATTTCAGTTTTCAGATAAAAAGACTGGAAAGTATTTGAGCTATGAATCAACCGCTTTTCTAATTACAAGAGGAATATATAACAAAGGAATTAGGCCCAGTATGTTTTTTACAAAGCCATTTGAAGCAGCTTATAAGAATTTACCGGATGAGTTGATCAAATCTTTTGCATTAGATGCAGAGCAATTATTTAACGAACAAATAGACCACATAATTAAGAAAAATGGCTAACATATTTGCAAGAAGCCCATATATCGTAACAATAAACGAAGCAGGGCAAGTAGAAACAAAGATTGAATTAAGGATATGGAATGGAACAGGATCAGCACCTACTGCTCCTCAGTATATTTTAAGTAAACTGATTCCGTCAAGTAATGCTGCGGCTACTTACTATGATGTATCACCAT